CCGAATACTCAGCTACCGTGGGTGAAATCGAAGTCATCACCCTGAACTTCGTTACCAACGGCACCGTCACCCTCGACATCTGATCATGGCTTTTTATCGCGGGCAACAAGGCACTGTCTTCTTTGACAAAGCTGGCAGTGGCGGCCTGTCTGAGATCGCTGCAGTGCGGTCCTGGACCATGACCGTTGAGAAAGAGTCGTTGGACGTGAGCGCTCACGGCGCCACTTACCGCGCCAACGTGGGCGGGCTGATCAGCGGCTCGGGCACCATTGAGGTGATGTACGACGCCCCCGGTGCTGGCGACAAGTTGGACCTGATCACAGATGCCAACCAAGCCACCGACGAGGCTGATGCAGCCGTTGAGCTGTACCTAGACGAAACCGGCGGCAAGAAGATCACCGGCACCATTGTGGTGACAAGTGCTGAGTACTCCGCTACTGTTGGCGAGATCGAAATCATTACGATCAACTTCGTCTCCAGCGGAACCCTTACCCTGAGCATCTGATGCCCGCCGCACAACGCCCGGTTGACCTGCTCGCCGGTGCATTTGACCTTAACCAGCGCCGTAAGTTCAGCATCAAGAATGATGCTGGTGATACGGTGCTGGACCTTTACTTTAAGCCGATCACCCGCGCAGACCGCAAGCGGGCTAGCAGTCTGGCTGGTTCTGATGAGGCACTGGAGATCAGCACCTACATGCTGTGCCAGATTGCTGAGCTGGAGGACGGCACCAAAGCATTTGCCCCGGCTGATGCAGCCAAGCTGCAACGCGAGCTGCCTGAGCGGGTGCTGAACGAGCTGGAGCTGTTCCTGTTTGGCCTTGGCGACAGCAGCGGCATCGAGGAAGCAAAAAAAGGCTAGGCCAGGACAGCCTGCTCTTCTTTGAGTTCTTCCTGGCCACTGAGCTTGGCATGACGGTCAGCCGGTTACGGACTGAGCTGACCGATGCTGAGTTTATCCATTTTGCAGCGTTCTACGAGATCAAAGGCGAGCGCGAAAAAGAAGCAATGGACAAACCCCGCCGCCGGTAAACTGGTGCTATGGCAGTCTCCAACGTCGAGCTAAGGGTTGACGCACGCAATGCGATTGCCGCGTTGCAGCGCGTTAACAGCGCATCAGCTCAAGCCGAGGCCGCCACTCAAAAATTAAAGTCCGCCTTTGCAACTGCCGGGCAGGTCCAGTCCGTCTTTGGTGCAAAAGTAGCCAATACAGAATCAGCAATACGCAAACAGATCGCAGCTTTGCAGGATGTGCAAAGCCGGGTTCAGCTTGGTGGCGCTCTTTATCAAAAGGCCGCAAAGCAGATTGAGGAATACGAAGCTCGATTGCGAGGTGCTAGTCGAGCGACATCAGATGCTGCTACGGCATTGACCGGGTTGGCCGCTGGAGCAGCAGCTTTCAATGCGCAGCGTATCGCCACGGCGTTTATTACCGCCGCTAACGCTGCCGATGGCGCCGAACGACGCATCAAGCTGGTTAGCCAAGGATTTGACGATTACAGGCTTGTTCTGCAAGTGGCCGAGGGTGCTGCTAAACGGTTTGGCCTATCGCAGATTCAGGCATCAACAGCTATCGCAGACGTTTATACAAGGCTGCGCCCGGTAGGCTTTCAGCTCAATGAAATCAACGCGATTTATGAAGGTTTCAATACGGCAGTGAAGCTAAGCGGCGTCAGCGCTGAAGCTGCGAATGCTGCATTCTTGCAACTGTCGCAGGGTCTTGGTAGTGGCACCTTGCAGGGTGATGAGCTGAGATCGGTTCTTGAGCAGATGCCTGCTATTGCTCAGGCAATTGCCAAGGAGATGGATATTAATGTTGGCAGCATTAAGAAGTTTGGCTCGGAAGGAAAAATTACCGCTGAAGTTATTGTTAGAGCGCTTGATCGGGTGCGCACCGAAGGCGCCGCCAAACTAGCGCAAGCATTGGACACGCCCCAGCAAAGAGTCATTGATCTTCAGAATGCTTTCGAAGATTTTAAGGTCGAAGTAGGTGGCGCGGTGGCGCCGATTGTGATTGCCTCAATTAAAGAAATTACAAAAGCAATTCAAGAAGCCACCAAGTTCACAGTGGATTTAAAAGCTGGTTTCATGGTAATGGGTGATGCGTTTGGTGGCATCAACCTAGGCATCGGATCAATGAACGAGGGATTGCTGGGTACTATTCTGCGACTAAATGAAATTGGCAGAAATAAAGGCTTGATAGCGCTGATGGATATAATGACGCTCGGCGGCGCATCAACACTGGGCGGCATTGCCAGGCTTGGTAAGAAGCGTCGCGCAGGCGAGGGGTATGCAGCACCAGCCGGGCCCGAAATGCCAATTCGGCTTTCAATGCAAGGCCGGGCACTGGGCGGCGGCGGCGCTGCTAGCAAAGGCGCAGGAAACAAAGCGGCCAAGGATGCCGAACGGGCTGCAAAAGCTGCTGCTGAAGAGCGTGCTCGCATTGCCGAAATTGTCCGTGAGCGGCTTGCGGAAGGGCAATTAATTCAACTAAAATCAACCATTCAAGACAAGATCGCAGCAGCCGAAGCCGCAGGAGATCAGCAACTTGCCACGCGACTCAAAGGACAGGAAAGGTTGCTAGATATTGAGTTTAGATACGCGCAAGAGCTGGCACAAACACGAGACATTAAATTGCAAGAAGCAATTATTTACAAAGGAATCAGCGATCAAATTGCCAGTCAAAATCAGATGCAGCGCGAACTAAATGAACAACAAAATGAAAGCGCTAGAAATCAGATTGTAGCGCTTGAAAATCAAATCAACCTGCAGGCTGAGCTGACCGAAAGTCAGAAGCAGCAAAAGGCTATTGCTGACAGCCTTGCCACCACCATTGGCGAGGGGTTGGCGTCATCTTTTAACGCATTGATCCAAGGCAGTGAGGACTTTGGTACTAGCTTGCGGCGCATTGCCTCTGGCGTGCTGATTGACATCGCCAACCAACTATTGCGGGTGTTCGTTATCCAAAAAGCGATTAACGCTCTTAGCGGACTGTTTGGTGGCGGCGGCGCAGGTGGACTGTCTTACTCAGGCGTGACCGGCAGCGCCCTTGGCACTTCAATGCTGTCCGGCAACTTCACAGCAACGCCATTCAGCACAATTGGTCTTGGGTTCCGTGCCAATGGTGGTAGCGTCCGTGCTGGCAGTCCGTATGTCGTTGGAGAGCGCGGTCCTGAGCTGTTTATGCCAGGGCGCAGCGGCGGCATTGCACCAACCGGCAGCTTTGGCGGTGCCGTTAACGTAGTGGTCAACGTAGACGCAGGCAGCACCAGCGTGGAAGGTAACGAGCCGAATGCAAATCAGCTCGGTAGGATCGTCGGTGCTGCAGTGCAGGCCGAGATCGTCAAGCAGCAACGTCCCGGCGGCCTGCTCGCCAATACCCGCTAATGGCTACCTTTCCCGCGATCAGTCCTACCTATGGCGCTGAGAAGCGCAGCGCCCCCAAGCGGCGTGTGGTGCAGTTTGGCGATGGCTACGAGCAACGGCTGACCTATGGCCTGAACCAGAATCCAAAAGAGTGGTCTCTGACCTGGAACAACATCACAGAGGCCAACGCGGACACCATCGAGACCTTTCTTGATGCCCGTGCTGCTGATGCGGCTGCATTTGACTGGACACCACCAGATGAGGCAACCGCTTACAAGTGGGTCTGTGATAGCTGGAGCAAGTCCATTCCGTACAACGGCAGGGCGATAATTAACGCCACCTTCCGCCAAGTGTTTGAGCCCTGATGGCCTACGCAGCCTGGCAAGCCAGCACGAGTTACGCAGTCGGTGACATCGTCCGCGCCACGACCACACAGGTCAGCGGGCTGGTGTTTCGCTGCACGGTCGCTGGCACCAGCGCCAGCACGCAACCGGCATGGCCGACCGACATCGGCAGCACCATCGTTGATGGCGGCGTCACATGGGCAGCGATCAGCAGCGTTTACGAAGAGCTGGCGGTCCTGGGTCCGAACGCCATCATCGAACTGTTTGAGCTGCAGCTTGACACCACGCTGCACGGCGCCAGCACGACCTACTACTGGCACAACGGCGTGAACGCAGCCGTCACCGGCAACATCGTCTTTGCCGGCAACACCTATGTCAGGCTTCCGGTTGAGGCGACGGGGTTTGACTACACCAGCTCTGGCAGCCTGCCGCGCCCGACGCTGCGGATCAGCAACTTGTTCAGCGACATGACCACGCTGCTGCTGCTGGTCAATGCGACCACACCCGGCAACGACCTGGGCGGCGCCACAGTGCGGCGGATCCGCACGCTGAAGAAGTTCCTTGATGGCGAGGCAGCGGCCGACCCTAATGCCCGCTTCCCGACGGAGATCTGGTACGTCGACAGGAAGTCCAACGAGAACCGCGATCTGGTTGAGTTCGAGCTGGCCAGCAAGTTTGACCTAGCTGGTGTGATGCTGCCCCAGCGGCAGATCATCGCCAATGTGTGCCAATGGAAGTATCGCGGCGCTGAATGCGGCTACACCGGCAGCAACTACTGGAACGTCAACGATCAGTCCGTTGGCACGCTGGCGGCTGACGTGTGCGGCAAGCGCGTGGAGAGCTGCAAGCTGCGGTTCGGTGCAACGGCTGAGTTGCCGTTCGGCTCCTTCCCAGGGGCTGGCCTGACCCAGTGATGAAACTGACGGACACGCTCAAGGCTGACATCCTGGCGCACGCGCAGGCCGAGGATCCCCGCGAATGCTGCGGCCTGATCCATGTCGTCAAAGGCCGGCGCCGCTACTACCCGTGCCGCAACATCGCCGCCACACCAGACGAGCACTTCATCCTTGACCCGGCGGACTACGCAGCAGCCGAAGACCTGGGTGAGATCGTAGCCGTGGTGCATAGCCATCCGGTAACGCAGCCAGTCCCATCAGCAGCAGATCAGATCGGCTGCAACAACAGCGGCCTGCCGTGGGTGATCGTCAACCCCAAGACCAAGGCATGGGGCGGCTGCGAGCCTGCAGCGTTTGAGCTGCCATACGTCGGCCGCGAGTTCGTGTTTGGCGTGGTCGATTGCTACTCGCTGGTGCGGGATTGGTATCACCGCGAGTGGGGCTTGACGCTGGCGGATTTCGACCGGCGTGATCGATTCTGGGAGCGCGGTGAGAACCTGTACCTGGACAGCTACCGCTCGCAGGGTTTCAAGCAGGTGCCGTTTGAAGAGCTGCAACACGGCGATGCGATCCTGATGCAACTGTTCTCAGGGCTGCCCAACCACGCGGCGATCTACCTGGGCGATCAGCAAATCCTGCATCATGTGCAGGGGCGATTGAGTAGCCGTGACGTGTATGGCGGTTACTATGTCAAGAGCACTGCCCTGGTCTTGCGGCATGAAAGTCGTTAAGGTCTACGGCGCACTCCGAAAGCGACTCGGCCAGTGCCGGTTCGAGTTCGAGGTAGACACGCCCGCGCAGGCGATCAAGGCGTTGTGCGTCAACTTCCCTGGGCTGGACAAGTGGTTGATTGACTCTGAGCAGACCGGCATGGGCTTTCGCGTCACCGTCGGCAAAGAGCGCATCACACAAGAGGATGCCAGTGTGGCCATGCTGCCATGGTCTGAGCGGGATGTGTTCAGCATTGCGCCGGTGCTGGCTGGTGCTGGACGTGGTGTTGGCGGCATCCTTGCTGGAGTCGGATTGGTCGCGTTGGCATTTGTGACAGGTGGCGCCACAATCGGCCTGCTTGGTCTGGCAGCTCCTGTTGCAGTCAGCAGCGTGCTTGGAACTGTTGGTGCCAGTTTGATTCTTGGCGGTGTCGCGCAGATACTTTCCCCGCAGCCCGACATCTCAGCGTTGCAGCGCGGCAAGGAAGCCGCTCGTCTGGAGTCGTTCACGTTCAGCGGCATCGTCAACACCAGCCAGCAGGGGATGCCGGTGCCGATCGTCTATGGCCGCGCTTTTGTTGGCTCGGCTGTCCTGTCCAGCGGCCTTGACGTGGCGCAACTGAAATCGGGCGACACCTCAGGCGGACCAATCACGGTTGAGCAGGTGTTCGCAAGATTTATCGGGAGCAAGGGTCAATGACGATGATCGCAATCCAAGGCGCCGGTGGCGGTGGCGGTGGCGGTGGCAAGGGCGGCGGTGGCGGCTCAACTCACGTCCCATCAGAGGCTGATGATTCGCTTCAATCAGTTCAATATGCCAGCGTCTTGGACTTAATTAGTGAAGGAGAGATTGAAGGAATTGAGGGTGACGCGAAAGGGATTTACCTAGATGGCACACCAGTCCAGAGCAGCAGCGGAATTGACAACTTCACCGGCTACACAATCGTTACTCGGACAGGCACACAAGCGCAGAGCTATATTCCCGGAACTGGTGTTGAGTCCGAACAAGCAGTAAACGTTGAGATCACGGCTGCTGCATCCGTCACCAGGCAAATCACCAACTCGGATGTGGACCGCGCCCGCATCACGGTGCAGGTGCCAGCGCTGCAGATCATCGAGGACGACGGCGACATCATCGGCCACAGCGTCAGCATCCGCTGCAGGGTGCAGTACAACGGCGGCGGCTACACAACCGTCTTCGAGGACACGATCAGCGGCAAGACCACCAACGCTTATCAGCGTGACTACATCCTTACTCTTGCCGGCGCATTTCCTGTCGACATCAGGCTGGAGCGCATCAGCGCCGATGAGACCAGCGCCCGCCGGCAGAACCGCACCTTCTGGTTCAGCTACACCGAGATCATTGACGAAAAGTTCAGGTATCCCAACAGCGCTCTTGTTGGACTGCGCTTTGACAGCCGCCAGTTCAAAGGCATCCCAGCCCGCAAGTACTTGGTGCGTGGCATCAAGGTGCAACTGCCGAGCAATGCCACGGTTGACACGACCACCTACCTCGGCCGCGTCACCTACAGCGGCGTCTGGGATGGCACCTTCGGCGCTGCTACCTGGACCAACGACCCGGCCTGGTGTCTGTGGGACCTGCTGACGAACACCCGTTATGGCGCCAGCATCCCGGCCAGCAGCCTGGACCGTTACGACTTCTACGCAATCAGCCAGTACTGCAACGCGCTGGTCAGCAACGGACGCGGCGGGCTGGAGCCACGGTTCAGTTGCAACATGCTGATCAACAGCAGGGACGAGGTTTACAACATCATTCAAGAGTTCGTCGCTCTGTTCCGTGGCATTGCCTACTACGGCGCTGGCGCCATGGTGGTCCTGCAGGACAAGCCATCGGATCCGCAGTACCTGCTGACCCCGACCAACGTGGTGGATGGGCTGTTCAACTACAGCGGCTCATCGCAGAAGGCACGGCACACCACGGCCACCGTCGCTTATCAGGATTACGACAACCTGGGCGAGGTGTCCTACGAGTACGTCGAGGATGCGTCAGCCGTTGCCAAGTACGGCATCATCAACAAGGACATCAAGGCAGTCGGCTGCTACTCGCAAGGGCAGGCGCACCGTGCTGGTAAATGGGCGCTGCTGTCAGAGCAGAACCTGACCGAGACCGTCACGTTCAGTGTCTCGATCGACTCGGGCATCGTGCTGCGGCCTGGCATGGTGATCGACGTGGCCGATCCGGTTAAGGCTGGCACCAGACGCGGCGGCCGCATCGCAGCGGCAACAACCACAACCGTCACGCTCGACGACGCCACCGGCATCACGCTCGGCACCTCGCCCACGATCAGCGTCCTGCTGCCCACCGGCCTGGTCGAGACCCGCAGCGTTAGCACCCTGGCTGCTGGTGTCGTCACGGTCACGAGCGCGTTCAGCGAGGCGCCCAATGCCGAAAGCATCTGGGTCCTGCAGAACTCCAGCCTGCAGACGCAGCAGTTCCGTGTCGTCAGTGTGGCCGAGGCCGAAGATGGCATCTATGGCGTCACAGCGCTGGCGTACAACAGCAGCATCTACGCCGCGATCGAGTCAGACATCAAGCTGCAGACGCGGGACATCTCCAACCTGTCCGCACTGCCCGAGTCGCCCACCGGCCTGACTGGCACGGAGCACCTGTACACCGACGGCCAGAACGTCCGCACCGCATTTGAACTGAGCTGGGTGCCGCCGACGCAACTGGTGCAGTCCTACCGGGTGATCTACCGGCTCAACAACAACAACTGGTCGCAGATCGACACCAACAGCCCCAGCACCCGCATCGAGGGCTTGGACGCTGGCACGCTGCAAGTCCGGGTGCAGTCGATCAACAGCCTTGGCGGGGTCAGCAACCCAGCGACTGCAACATTCACCCTGGTCGGCAAGACCGCACCGCCGGGCAACGTCCAGAACCTGACGATCGAACCGATCAGCGCCAACAGCGCCCGCCTGAGGTGGGATGCCACGGTTGATCTGGACGTGCGCGTTGCTGGCCGCGTCCACATTCGTCACACCAACCTGACCGATGGCACCGGCACCTGGAGTAACAGCGTTGACCTGATCCCTGCAGTCGCTGGCTACAACACCGAAGCGATCGTGCCGCTGGTTGAAGGAGAGATCCTGGTTAAGTTCGAGGATGACGGCGGCCGGCAGAGCCCTACCGAGGCCAGCGTGATCGTGGACTTCCCTGATGCGCTCGGCAATCTGCTGGTGCAAAGCCGCCGCGAGGATGCCGACACGCCGCCGTACCAGGGCAGCAAGACTGACGTCTTCTACAGCGATGAGTTCGACGCGCTGGTGCTCGACGGTGATGCGCTGCTGGATGCCATCGCTGACTTCGACCTGATCAGCAGCATGGATTACTTGGGTGCCGTGCAGCCGCTGGGAACCTACGAGTTCGCCAACACGCTCGACCTTGGCGCAGCCTATGCCCTTGACCTAAGCCGCTACTTCGTGACGGCCGGCTTCTACCCGAACGATCTGGTCGACAGCCGCACGGGAGAGGTTGACTCATGGTCGGATTGGGACGGCGCCATCGTGGACAAGGTGAACAGCAAGCTGTACCTGCGCCGCACCAACGATGACCCGGCTGGCACGCCCACATGGTCCGGCTGGCAGGAGTTCGTCAATGGCACGTTCTTGGGGCGTGGCTTCCAGTTCAAAGCAGAGCTGATCAGCAGCGACCCATCACAGAACATCCTGATCGACCAGCTCGGCTACGAAGCCACCTTCCAGCGCAGGTCAGAGCAGTCGGTCGGTGCTGTTACCAGCGGCGCTGGCACCTACTCGGTGGCCTTCGACAAAGCGTTCTTCACCGGCACTGCGTTGCTTGGCGGCCTGAGCAGCAGCCTGCCCAGCATCGGCATCGTCGCGCAGAACATGGCGACAGGCGATTACTTCAACGTGACCAACGTCACCAGCAGCGGCTTTGACGTGACCTTCAGAAACAGTGCTGGCACTGCAGTGAGCAGGAACTTCCTATGGACTGCGGTGGGATTTGGCAAGGGCGCTTAAAGTAGGAGCAAAATGGCCTAGCTATGGCTCAACACGATTACGTCATCGCTAACGGCACTGGTGCAGCCGTCCGATCTGACCTGAACAATGCGCTGGCCGCGATCGTCAGCCAGAACAGCGGCGCCACTGCACCCAGCACTACCTACGCGTATCAGTGGTGGGCAGATACGACCACCGGCCTGCTCAAGCTGCGCAACGCTGCGAACAACGCTTGGATCACGCTGTTCCAGCTCGACGGCGAGTGGAGCACCATCGCTCTGGAGAACGGCTCAGCCGCAGCACCGTCGATCTACTTCAAGGACAGCGGCACCGACACCGGCATCTACAGCCCCGGCACTGATCAGGTTGCCATCAGTACGGGCGGCACCGGGCGCCTGTTTGTTGACTCCAGTGGTCGGGTAGGTCTGGGGACTTCGACGCCGCAGCTAAGTACTGGCGCAGTCGGCGGCAATGTATTGCATGTTGCTGGCGCAGGAACTACTGGACTGCGAATCCAAAATACCGGAGGCAATTCGGTTGACATTTACGCTGGCAGTGATGGTTTTATTAACCAGTCCGGGTCCGGCACTCTTAACTTTCAACTTGCTGGATCTACCAAGGCAACCCTTACCTCAACTGGATTAGGGATTGGCACTACTTCGCCTAGCAATTTGCTGCATTTATCGGCAGCAGGCACTTCCTACTTGCAAATTCAGAATACGACAGCAAGCAACAATCTTTACGTTGGCAATTCAGGTGGTTCAGGCATCTTTGAACTTACTGGATCAAACCAATTTAAGTTTGTTTCTAACAGCAGTGAACGAGTTTTAATCGACAGCTCGGGACGCCTGTTAGTTGGCACGAGTACTGACTCTGGCGGTGCTCTACTTCAGGTGAACGGAGATCGAGTTAGAATTGCGACGGCTAAAACTCCAGCTTCCGCTACTGCCGCTGGCGTTGCGGGTGAGATTTGCTGGGATGCCAGCTACGTTTATGTCTGCGTTGCTGCGAACACATGGAAGCGATCCGCGATTGCCACTTGGTAGCCGAGGCGGGCACGCTCAAGTGTTCCGTCTGCAAACAGCTCAAGCCAGCCGACCAGTTCTATGAGGTCCGCAACCGTACCAATGGGCGGAGGGATTCGTTCGGGGTGCTTCGAGCGTCGCAATGCAAAGCCTGCCAAAACGATTACTACCTTGGCTTGGACCAGAAAACCAAAATGCTTTACGCAGCTCGGAAGCGGGCACGGCTTGGTGGATTCGACTGCACCATCACAAAGGACGACATTGAGATTCCCGAAACCTGTCCGGTGCTGGGGATTCCACTGTTTGCTCGTGTAGGCGCTGGCAGGTCAAACCGCGATCAAGTGGAGAACTCCCCGAGCCTGGATCGGATCGACAACAGCAAGGGCTACGTGCCTGGGAACATTGCCGTCATTTCTATGCGCGCCAACATGATCAAGAACAACGCCACGCTTGCTGAGCTGAAGGCCATCGTAGCCTACATAGAAGCCAGCCAGAGCCAGTAAACCTACTCACATCTCTCCCTGGCTGACGTGTTAAAGAAATCCAAAAACTTTGACACGTTTATCTAGACGTGTAACCAGACCCCGCTGGGCTTGACACGGGTGTAATGTGGTGGGGCAGCGGTGCGTCAACACCCTGCCCCTGGCCACGATCCCCTGGAGACCATGACCCAAGAATCTTATAAGCATCCCATTGCCCCACCGCCGGAGCTGGTGCGCCACTGGTCTCGGTTTCAAGGCGACACCGATCCCGAAGCGCTGTGGTTTCGCATCGCCAACGAAGCCGCCCAATGGGGCGCCGACCAGGAACTGGAAGCGTGCGTGAAATGGCTCGAATGGAATCATTCCGATCTCCTCAGCCGCGATCTCCGCGCCGCCCGCCGCCCCAAGCCACCAAGCTTGAAGGAGCAGGCCATTGCAGCGCTGGACGACGCTGTGATGCGGGGCGACTGCATCACTGTGTCTGATGCACTGCCCACCATCCGCCGCGCACTGGAGCAACTCGATGACTAAACAAATTAACGGTGACAAGTTGTTTGTTATTGATCATCATCCTGCTATTCCACCTTCTGATTTATTAAAGAAGTGGGAAGATGCATGGTTTAATGAAGAAGAACATGCTGATGTTTTATTGATCCAGGCATTTCAAGCAGGCGCAGACCAGGAGCTGGAGGCGTGCTGTGAGTTGCTGCGGCAGAAAGGCGTTCCTGCGTGGTCCTTGCTTCGGCTGCATCGCCGCCCCAAGCCGCCGAGCTTGAAGGAGCAGGCGCTTGCATTACTGCAGCCAGGAGAGCCACGCCTATTCAACAGCGAAATGCAAGACACCATCCGCCGCGCCTTGGAGCAACTAGATGATTGAACCAACAATGAACAACAAAGTTATTTTTCAACAAAACTCTCCTGATGGAATGGAAGAGGTCATCCGTTTTGACAAAGAAGGCTTTCACTACCGGGACCAGTTCATTGGTGATGCTGGTGAAGCCCACTACTTGATGGTGGAGTTTCTCAGGCAGAACACCGCGACAAAGCGATGCGATACGAAGTCTAGAGGCCTGATCCAGCGACTGACCGATGCGCTGGAAATGCTGATGAAGTGGGACGGCTGGTGCGAAAAAGACGAGCTTGATTTGCTGTCTGAAGCCCGCACGCACCTTGCCCAGCCCGAGCTGCAGGACCCATCAGACGCAGAACTGCTGGGGTTGATGCCCGAGACAATGCGGGATGAGTTCTCTTACGCAGCCAAGGTCTGCTCTGACGCAACCGGCGGCAAAGTCGAGCCCGGCATCTTTCGCGTGGCACTCAATACCGCTGCTCTGGAGTACGCCCAAGCAGTTCTAGCCCGCTACGTCCTGTAGTCATTCCCACTAATTACCCCACCCAATCACCGTGACCCAAAAAGATTGCCCGATTAACTTCCGAGAGCTGTGCGCTGTGCTAAACAAATGGGTGATTGAACTGGCCGCAAGTCACCCCAACCTGTCTGATTCAGGTATCGCCAAGATCAACCAGCTTGTTGATCACACCGCTGACGCCCTGGCCCAGTCCGAGCCGGTGCCCGTCGCTGAACGGTTGCCGGGTCTGCAGGATTGTGATGCAGAGGGAAAGTGTTGGTGGTGGGTCGCTGATGAGCCTGGAGCTTTTCCGCATTGGATCTACGCCCCGCTTGAAGCGCAAACATGGGCCGGCTATTCGGCCTGGCTTCCTCACCACGCGCTGCCGGTGCCTCAAGCCTCATAGTCACCTTCACTAGGCACCCGTCCTAAACTCCCACCATCACCCATCAACTCATGGCCACCGTATTTACCTGGCACATCGCCAACATGGAGCGCGAGACCGCTGACGGGTTTGTGATGACCGCCCACTACACCGTCACCGCTGAAGACGGCACCTACAGCAGCGGTGCGTACGGGTCACTGGGCTTCGAGCGCCCGGACAAGCTGATCCCGTTTGCTGACCTGACCGAAGAGATGGTCATCGGCTGGGTCAAGGATGCGTTCGGCGCCGAGAAAGTCACCGAAATCGAAGCCGCCCTGCAGGCGCAGCTTGACGAGCAGCGTCATCCCAGCAAAGCCAGCGGGATGCCGTGGCAGTAGGCGCTAACCTGAGTGCATGATCGAGCTGGTCGCTGCTGTTGCTGGGGCATCCATCAGCGTGGCTGCGATGGGCGCGATGGGCTTCAGCAAGCGCAATGACGAGGCGCGTGATGCCGTCATCCGGCTCACCGCTGCAGTGGAGCACATCGCCACGCAACTGGAGGTGCTGCATGGTGACATCCGCGCCGATCGTCAGGAGACCTTTAAGCGGCTGAATGGCGTTGAGCAGCGGGTGGCTACGCTAGAGGCACGCCCACACCGTTAGTCATGGACTTCCTGTCCCATCCTGCTTTTTGGATTGTTGTTGCTGCAGCTAGCGAACTGATTGCCCTGTCGCCGCTGAAAAGCAACAGCATCATTCAACTGGTGTTCCAGATCCTCAACCTGCTCAAAGCAAAAAAGGGCTGATCCGGTTTGGCAAGCCTTTATGGGAGCGCCGCGCTGAGCAAGCCATTCGTCAATGGTGGTTTGAGCGCACGCTACCGGCCAAGCTGGACAAGGCAGAGGCTGATTGGCATGTTGCGCAACCTGCAGCGCCGAAGCCGGTGATTACGCATGAACCGATCGACGATGAGCTGCAGACCGGCGACAGCCGATTGCTAGGTGGTCCTATGAGCATCAAATCACCATGGTCAAGCTGAGCGACCTGTTCCGGTACTACAAGCACGGCACGCCACATCAAATGGCGGCCATCTCTGAATTGGAAGCCGAGCTGTTAAAGGTTGCGCCGGAATTGTTTACTAAGGACCAGCCGTGGTACAAGACCTGGCAGCAGGGCGGCAAGCTGCATAGCTATGAGGCAGCAGCAAAGCTGATCAAAGAGTTTGAAGGCTGCCACCTGTCGGCTTACCCAGACCCGCTCAGCGGCGGCGATCCCTGGACCATCGGCTATGGCAGCACCAGGTACAGCGACGGCCGCAAGGTGCAGCGCGGCGACAAGATCACCGTGGTCGAAGCCGGCAAGCTGCTGGACCTAGAGGTTGAACGCATTGCTGAGAAGCTACGTGCAACGGTGCCGTTCTGGAATGCCATGAATGGCGATAAGCAGTGCGCCCTGATCAGCTTTGCCTACAACCTGGGCAGCGGGTTTTACGGCTCGACCGGGTTCGAGACGATCAGCCGCGGGCTGCGTGAAAAAGATTGGGATGCAGTGCCGGCCGCGATGCTGCTCTACAGGAACCCCGGCACCAACGTCGAGGCTGGGCTGAGGCGCCGGCGCGAAGCTGAGGGCAAGCTATGGGGCGAGGCTGCGCAAGCCTTGCCATACAAGGTGAAGCCCAGCGATCCGTTCAGCACCAAGCTGTCGGCGCATTTCACCCTTGGCGAGTTTGCGCTAGGTGATCCCGCCCGCCGGTTTGTTGCCCAGCATCAGATCGACACCGCAGCCGAGCTGGCAGCGTTCTTGGAGCGTGTGCGCACCGCATTTGGCGGCAAGCGCATCACGATCACAAGCGGCTACCGTCCAGCGGCGATCAACCGCGCCGTTGGTGGCGCATCAGGCAGTGAACACCTCTACGACGCTCCCAGCGTGGGAGCTGTGGACTTTTACGTTGATGGCGCTGATATCAACAAGGTGCAGGCATGGGTTGATCGTGAATGGCCGTACAGCGTTGGCTATGGCGCGGCCAAGGGATTTACCCATCTAGGCATCCGCAAAGGCCGGCCTAGGGTGCGCTGGGACTATTAGACTCGCTGTGTAGGCCGCTACCAACGGCATGGCGATTACGTCTACGCGAGTATCGCCAGAGCTTTTGGAGATACGGATACCGTACAGCAGCACCAAGGAAGAAGCAACCTTTCTCCTGCTATCGGACATCCACCTGGACAACCCAAAATGTAACCGCAAGCTACTGCTGCAGCACCTTGAGGAGTGCAAGGCGATTGGCGGTCATGCGTTGATGTTTGGTGATGTGCTTTGCCTGATGCAGGGCAAAAAAGACAGGCGCGGCAGCAAGGGCGACATCCGGCCAGAGCATCTAGGCGGTAATTACTTCGATCTGGTGTTCCGCGAGTCGGCAGACCTGCTCAGGCCATACGGTGACATGATCCTGATGATGGGCGACGGCAACCACGAGACTGCCGTGCTCAACAACCAAGAGATCGATCCGCTTGAGAACGTGGTGCGGCTCATGCGCAACGATGGCGCCGTTACCGAGCACATGGGCTATCAAGGCTTTGTGCGGTTTGCGTTCCGTCAGCCGGCCGGCCGTACACGCCGTTGCACGCTGTTCTTCCACCACGGCGCCTGGGGCGGCATCGTCACCAAAGGCACCATGGGCGGCGGCCGTTACGCGCAGATCGCACCTGATGCAGACATCATGGTGAACGGTCATAACCACGAGCGCAGCATGGTTGCGCACCCGTGCTACCGCATCGCAGAGAACGGCAAGGCATGGGTTGAGCAGCGCTGGCATCTGCAGACCGGCACCTATAAGCAGGAGTTCGGCGCTACAGGCGGCTGGGCGATTGAGCGCATCGTGATGCCTAAGTCACTTGGTGGGATATGGCTGACGTTGCGGCCACGGGAGCGTGGTGGTGTTGACATCACCTGCAGGCCAACGGTATGAGGCAGTACGTCCTTGAGATTGAGTACACCATCGTGGTGGAAAGCGACAGCGACGACCCGGAAGCAGTATCAGATGACTTTGTGGCGCGGCTCACCGAGTTAGCGCCGTCTAATGATCACATCCTGGGCTTATCGGTTCAGGTGCTACCCATCCCCGAATTGCGTGGATCATTTGATTGATGGCTCCAACCTCGTATCAAAGCGCAGCGCAAAGCATCAATTTAGACAGCAAATCTTTGAGGCATGGCGGCATGAATGCGCCTACTGCGGCGTGCCGGCTGACACCTTAGATCACGTCAAGCCACGGCATAAAGGTGGCGCCACAGTTGCTAGCAATCTTGTACCCGCGTGTCAGAATTGCAACCGTCGCAAGGGTAGCGAGGAATGGCGGGAGTGGTTTAACCGTCAAGAGTCATGGACCGTCGATCGCGTTCTAAAGATTCAGGACTGGTTGATTGATTCAGCATCTGATGATAAAAGATGATCGCTTGCCAGTCTTGCGCATGATCTCTACACATGCCGTTTAGACAAACACGCCATACATCACCGTGTCTTTCAATCGTCGGTTCCAAGGGGCGTGCCTGCCAGTGGATTGCTCATCAGCATACGGAGGCGCATGATGCCGCGCTGCTCGATGTTGTGCAATCGTGTCTTGTTAATGCCGGTCATGCGCTCCAGTTCTGACCAGGTCATCGGCTGGCAGATCATGCGTGCTTTAAGGACTGTTTGCGTTGTCTCATCAAGGTATTTTGCGAAGTATTCCATCACATTTTGTATGTCTTGACGGATTGCAACGTCTTCTTGATTAGACGCAGGATCTGCAATTGTTTCTGCAATGGTGTTGCTTTCAGAGTCTGAAATGTACTGGTCGAGGCTGGTGACGCGGTAGCTTTGCCGCAGCAGCATGGATAGGTCTTTGGGGTCCATGTCCAAATGCTGCGCTACTTGGCTGGTGCTAGGCGCTTCGCCCAATTGATGGCCGAGGTCTTGGATGGTGCGGTTGACCTTATACAGCATCTCATGCACGCCAATCGGCAGCCGGATCATGGCGTCATAACTGATCAATGCCCTAGTAATGCCTTGCCGGATCCACCAGTAGGCATAGGTCGAAAACTTGTAGCCTCTGGTGGGGTCAAACAGATCCACGGCGCGAGACAGGCCGATATTGCCCTCTTGTATCAGGTCCATCAGCTCAAGGGTCTTGTTCTGCCGTTTGTCGTACTTGCGGGCGATGTGTACGACAAGCTGCAGGTTGGACTGAATGAATCGCTGCCGGGCGCGTTCGCCGCTGCGGATCTCACGCTGTTCGTCTTTTGTTGGCGGCCTTTCCAGTTGTTGCAGTTCTTTAAGCCTTGCAACGCGTCTGCCAAGTTGTATCTCCTGCTGCGGTGTCAACAGTGGATATTTGGCGATACTGTTGAGATAATCCTTGATAGAGTCCGACATGATGAATCCATTGGTTCACACGATAGAAGCACAATTTCACGGCGCTGCCAATGCCCAGGTGTTGCGTGAGCTACACGAGCGCGGTGATTTTAATGCAGTTTTGGAGTATGCACTGCTGCTGGCAGAGCAAGAAGCCAGCCAGCGATCACAAATCAACTGGCTGGTGCGTGAGGCTGCTAGCTCATGCGGCGTCGAGCCGTGGCACCTGACCGCTGCTGAGGAACTGCTTGGAGGCTGACACAAGTTGGTCGTTGTTGTAGCTGCCGGTCAGGGCGTAGCTAAGTGCTGGCCGCTGGCTCATGCGGAAGAACACCATTTGGCCAATCTTGAGCCCTGGATAGATCGGCAGCGGCTGCAACTGACGGGCATTCTTCAGCTCCAGCGTTAACGCACTGCCATGCCAACCTGGATCGGCGTAGCCGGCGTGCAGGTTTTCGTAGCCTTCACGGGCGCGGCTGGACTTGAGGAAAAACAGCCCGGCCACGTCCTCAGGCATGACAAAGGTTTCGATCGTCTGCGCCAGAATGAACTGCCCTGGCACCAGCTCGTATGGGTGCTCGGCGGTGTAGTCCTTAATCGACAGCGGAATCATCTGGTGCGATTCCACCGACTCAAGCATGATCAGATTGCCAAGTCGCAGGTCAAGGCTGGCAGGATTGATCAGTTCCGGCTGATAGTCATGCACCATGCCGTGCTGGATCAGGTCATGGATCTCGGTGTCACAGAGGATCATGTCTCAGTTGTGGTTTTTTGTTGACTGTGATGATGTCATGGGCTGAAACCTGCAGCTCATGTGGCTGGATTGTGTACCAACGGCAGTTGCAACTGGTGCATTTACGACGCCGGATGATGCCTTTGTCGGTGCTGTTGGTAGCGATCACATAAGTGCTGTACCCGTTGCAGTTAGGGCATTGAACCTGAATCGCGGGCATTTTCTAGATCTTGTGCCATAACTGCTGCACTGCGCAGCATGGTGCTGAGCTTGATCGGGCGCATGTCTTTCCAGCAGGCATACCTAATGGCATGACGGAAGCCCATGCTAATATTGCCGTCGCCTAGTTTGCGAGCAGCTTCGATCTCTTCGCGGCTCATGCGGATGTTTACCGTGAAGTTGCGGCCTTTGTTTAACCGATCAGCCACTGCATGTACCAATTGGCTTTGCGCAAGGACTCAGTGCCTTGCTTGTGCTTTTCACGCCAAACATACTTAAGCACATTGCCTTTGCAGTAGCCACGAAACTCTTCTGGTGTGAGTGCTGCTTGGATGGCTTCGATGCACTCAATGCCGCCTTGCGTGTAGTGCGGCGGATGGTTTACGAGGTCAGTCACTGACACCCTCCAGCTCGGTGGCGATGGCGAGGAGTTGATGGTGAACGCTTTGCTTGGCATCACGAAACCCCTCCATGTATTCGTTCATTGGGTAACGGCCAGGAAACGGCGCGACGTGATCCGCAACAGCCCACAAGGCGGCAGCAACATCGGACTTGATCTTATCAATCGACCTTGGACAGGCGAAATACGGCACGTCGTACCGCTTGAGGGTTACAGCATTCAGCACCGCCTCTGCGGCGGGGGAGAGTTCAGTCATCCTGCTTTAGCTCCATCAGCTTTAGGATGTACTCAGCAAAGGCAACGTGTGTCATGACAGCATGGGTGCGTGGTGGCATCCCATAGCTGTCACGCCACCACTGCTCAAATGCTGTTTTAATGGCGGCTTCGTTCATCAGAACGCAGCCTCCTCAGTCTTGGTGCGTGGCAGGTACTCAAACCGCTGCACATTCAGCACATGCTTGCTGCGCTTGGCGCCGGATTCCTTATCAGTCCAGTCCTGGCGGCGGATGGCACCAGTCACCATGATGCTGTCGCCTTTTTTGCAGTTGTCGGCAATCATCTCGCCGCCCTTGCCCCAGACTTCTACATCAATTGCATTATTGATGTAATTGCCTTCTTTGTCTTTGCCTTCGCTGATGCCGCCACCGAAGTTACAAACACAAGTACCAGAATCAAAAAACTTAATCTGTGGTTCGCTAATAATACGAACAACGCCGGTTGCATAAAGGCTCATGGATTGACGGGGGTAATGGAGTTGGATTCTTCAAAGGCCAGCACATCCGCTATGGGATACCTGACCCGCGACTCACCTAAAGGCAAGCCGAACCGTGGGACCGTGTAATAAGACGGTCCCTGGTTACGCAGCCGCTGGGATTTGATGGTGCTTGGCTTCAAGCCCCAGCGTGCTGCTAATTGTTCAGTCGTCAGATACAAGTTCAGCCTCCTTTTCAAGCATCTGCTGCAGCAGCTTGTCATGCTGCTCCTGCGTCAGGTCGCCGTCCTCCAGCCGCTTTGCCATGCGCGGTTGCAGGTCTTCGAGGTCCTGCAGGCTCTTGGCCTTGGCGATGGCGGCAGCACCAGCAGTGAAGGTCTTGCTGGTGTCCTTGGCCTTGACGGCAGGTAATGCAGGTGCATTGTCTGCTGTGATGGTGACCGTCTCTGCTGCCTGGTCCATCTCGTCGGTGGTGTAGACACCGGACATGTCGGCAGGAAATGCCTTACGCAGTGCCAGCGCCTCGGAGCATTTGGCAATCATCGCGGCGGGCATCTTGGACCACAGTCCCTGGCCGGCGTTGTAGTCCGCAAAGCGGGCAACGCCAACAAACGGGTGTTGGCTGCCTTTGCGGTGGACGATGGTCTTGGCTGCGGCGGGCGGCTTTGAAGAAAGCCACACGTCCCTCCAGTCGCCCTCTTCACCGCACCAATAGGTCTCACTGCCGTCAAGCTGGCCAGTGCGCTCGGCAATGGCACGGAGGCCATCAATGCCGGCTTGGATGGTCATCTTGCCGCCACGCTTGATGGCGTAGATCTGCTTGCTGAACGGATCAAGGCCAGTGCGCTGACAGGCATAGGCAAACAGCCGCAACTCGTCGTTGGTGCAGCCCGGTGCAATGGTGCTGCTGATCAGTTGGACCTGATCGGGGGTCCATGTGGTAATTGCTGTTGACATTAGAAGGTCTCAGTTTCGATGGGATTTGTCGCCCACTTAGGCAGGCTGATGGTCTGAATGGTCGTGTCGCCATAGCCCGGCCACACATTGGCGGCATGGCATCCAGCGATCACGTCCATGCCATTGTCCCGCATGGTCCGCCCTAATGCAAGGGCTTCAGCGTCGAGTTCATAAACCGCAACAGCATGCGGGTAGGTCTTCTCGACCGCAACGAACACAAACCGCTGGCAGCGGTCTGACAGTCCTTCGAGGTAGTGCGCCGCTTGGATGTGGTAGCCGAAGGTGGCCACGCTGCGGGCGAATGCCTGCGGGCTGGCGTCGGTGGTGGTCTTGATGTCCACGATGGTGCTGCCCTGATACCAGTCCGGGCGGCACTTGCAGCGCAGCCCTGTGGCACTGTCAGTCCACCAGAAGGACTGCTCAGCCTTGCCCTCTTTGAGCAGTGCATACGCTGCAGGGTGTGCCTGCACCGCAGCGCTCATGCCCATGGCAAGTGCCATGTCGCTGGCGGTGACTGCTTCCATGCCCTCGGCAGCCATGCGCTCGGCTTGCTCCTTACCGGCCTTGGTGTTGCGTGGTGCGCACACGCCGTAGCGGTTCAGCAGCTCCTGTGGTTCGAGAATGGCGCAGTGGGCAAGGCTGCCCAGCTTCATCGCAGCAGTCGGCTCGACCGGCTTGCGGTTGGGGTCAACGTACCGGCTCCAGTAGTGGTAAGGCGATTGCATTACCGCTTTCAGGTGACTGGCGCTGACGGCTGGATCGGCGTGATACTCCTCGTTGGTGATGGTCATTTCTGCCTCAGTTGGCGGTGGATCATGGTCTGTGGTCCGAAGCAATGCAGCAGTTGCGGGAATGCCTGCAGGAGGACTTGACGGTTGTTGGGGTCAGCGACCAGCCCTGCATCAGCAAGGCGTGAGATAAACCCGCCGCCGTGCTGTTTGGCGGTTTGGAATGTCCAGAAGTCGTCTGATGTCATGGGTAGAATGGCTTTGGTAGGGATGACGGGGGTGTGGCGCCCCCGTCGTTTTCTATGCCAGTGCAACGCGGACGCGATAGCGCGTGATGCGCATGTGATCCGCAATGCGGCGCTGCGACCAGCCGTAGCCCCGCAGCCGCTTGGCGCGTTGCTCAGTTGACTCCGTTGCCCACAGCAGCACCAGCAACGGCAGCAGCAACAGAGCAAGGATCAGGGTCAGTGTGGTTGTCATGGGTGGGATTTGCAGTGCAGGCCGGTTGCCTGCGTGGCCACACTATACCATCATGGTCGGCCGTGGTCAACCCTCTTGCAACAAAGCCCAGTCAGTCGCGCACGGGTGTATTGGTTTTGTCGCAAACCAGAGCCCTTGCATCCTCCACTGACCGCGCCACACCAGCGATCCCGCCTGCTGCCTGCACCGCATCCAGCCACTGCTGCTGCTCTGGCCTGAGCTTGCCTGTGGGGGTCTTGACCTCGATGCTGAGGAACACAGCCACCTGGGTGCCGACCATCTCAGGCGTCACGGTGACCGTGCGCCAGCCGATCAGGTCAGCGCTGCCCTTGCACAGGCCGAACTGCACCGGGCGGCCATGCTGGTCGCGCAGGGTGCCGGTGTTGTTGCGGTACAGGCGCACTGACCCGCGACTGCAAGCGAGCCTGATGTGCTGTTGAATAGTTTGCTCGCTTTGCTTGGTCATTGCTCTTGAAAAAGCACTTAGCAGCATCAATCGTAATCCCAAGAGCTTCTGACCATTCCGTCAAGGTTTTGGTCTGACCTTGGTATGTGATGTATGCGCAATTTCTGCGATTGTTTTGCTGCTGCTTTCTGGTCGCCCAGCAGCAGTTTGCCGGGTTGTAGCCAAGATCATTGTTAATTCTTTCAATGGTCAAACCTTCTGCATACCCGTTGGACACTGCCCAATTGCGAAAGGTCACATAATCACGCCATTCGTCACAAACACGAATCCCTCTTGCTCCATAACCGCCATAGGCTTTGTGGGTTTGGCTATGACAACGCCTTACCATTGAGTCCCATACACGGTATAGCTTTGTATTTGATTCGCAATGGCGCGTCCATTTGCCCTTAAGACATCCACAGCCAATCTTTTCTCTCTCCTTCAAGCGACTTTTTCTAATAACAGTTGTATTGCCGCAATCACAAAGACATTCGATCATATAATGGCCATTTTGCTTGCCGATGGCTTTGATCACTAATAGCTGGTCAAAACGTTGGCCAGCCAAATCTTGTCCGGTGTAATCCATGCTGTCAAAGCTGCTTTACCCATCTTCTTGCGTTCCGCAGCTTTTGTCAAGGGATCAGACGCCATGCCGCTTGGCCAACCTAGCCTGATACACCCGCTCTGCCCAGCCGCGTTTGTAGCCGCGTTGCTGCGCCAGTTTGCGGAGGTCTTCCAGGGACTGCGCGCTGCCTTGTTCGCGTTTAAAGGTTAGCTTTTCAATTTGATTGACATTGCAAGTATAGATTTCATTGTTATCAATAAGTTGATTCACTTTACCATATGGAAATGAAGGCTGCAATGAATCATTATGGTTTTTGAATAAATTACAAAAGATTTTTTCAGGCGCTTCGTCTTGACGAGGCTCTAGTTTCCCGAAAAACCATTGAGAGCCTGTTGGCTTGTGTATAACTCGATCTCCAGGTCTAATTTTTTCAGTTGTTTTTAGTTCCACAAGCTCACCTTCAACCACCTTCAGCTCACGTTGCTCTTGCGGCGCGAACACATGCCCGCAGTCGCGGCACACCTGCGCAGCGCTCATGCTAGTGCTAAAGCACACCGGGCATACTTTGACACTGGGGGATTGCTCGCGGTCGCGTTTGCGGGCACCGTCTAAGGTCCAGTCGCGGTCTTCGAGGTGATGGCCAAGCCGCAGCGTGTTGCCGACGTGGTCCAGCACCACAGCGGTTTTGCCGTGGCTTGGTCTCAAGCAACGGCCGATCATCTGCAGGTGCAGGCTGACGCTCTGCGTAGGCCTGAGCAAGATGCACCCGCCGACGCTTGGCACGTCCACGCCCTCACCGATCAGGCTGCAACTGGTCAGCACCTTGATGCGGCCAGTGCCGAGTGCTGTCAACAGGTCCCTACGCTGGTCAGCGGTCATGGTGCCGTCGATGCTGGCGGCTGGGATGCCTTGGGACATGAACAAAGCAGCCACCGCCTCGGCATGTGCCACTGAGCAGCAGAACGCAATAGCCGTCTGGCCTGTTAGATGCTTGCGGTAATGGCTGACGCAGTCGCCCATGATAGTGCCGACGCGCTCTTCTGATTGCTTGGCGTCAAAATCGCCCATCTTCTTGCGCAGGCCGGTGGTATCAAACCCCGGCGGTGCCAGCACACGGGCATTGGCTAGGTAGCCGTTATCGGTCAGCCACGCAGCGCTGGGTCCCTGCACCATGACCTCATAATGGTCGCCAAGCCCACGGCCGTCGCCACGGCATGGCGTTGCAGTCACGCCCAACACATGCGCCTGCTGGAAATGCTGCAGCACCGTTGACCACTGGCCAGCATTGGTGTGGTGCGCCTCGTCTACCACCAAGAGCTGAAAGAACCCAGGCGGCAGCTTGTGCAGCCTGCGAGCAAGGGTCTGGACGCTGGCCACCTGCACCGCATGGCTCAGGTCCATGCTGCGGCCTGCTGCAATGCGGCCATGGGTGACGCCCATAGCCGTGAGGCTGCGGCTGGCTTGGTCCAGCAGCTCAGCGCGGTGCACAAGGATGCAGACGCGGTTGCCCTTGCGGGCGGCGGATTGGGCGATGTAGCTGAATATGCAAGTCTTGCCGCCACCAGTGCTAAGGACGCCAAGAACAGACTTTTTGCCGAGTTGGTATTGCAGGCGGATCTCATCCACCATCTTTTGCTGGTAGGGGCGGAGTGTTACTGCCATTGGTCGCTCTTGCCAGCATTGCAATCACGGCACAGCACCTGCAAATTGTCAGCCTCGTTGGTGCCGCCCTTGGACACGGGATGGATGTGGTCTATCTCAAGCGTGGCACCATCCTTGGCAGTTACGCCGCACATCTGGCAGCGATAATCATCACGCTTTAGAATCTCAAAACGCAGGCTGGGTTTGATAGGTTGGCGTTTGGGCTTTTGTTCTTCAATAACAAGTCCAACCTCTTTCCATTCAATAAAAGTTTGCCCTTTGTGCTGATAAATTGCAAGTATTGATTTAGCGGGACAGCATTCACAAGTAAAAAATATTTCCATTCCGTCGCGGCGAGGGCTCGGGCAATACGTCATTGAATAATTTGTTTCTTGTGTTACCTTGAATCCCCCTTTTTCTGTTTTACACAAGATAACAAAATCGCCAGTCTCGCTGTCTTCATTCCTGTTGTAATACATAATTCCTTCGTGATGCAGATAATTGCCGCCGCACGCGGGGCAGTCAAGGCCGTCGTAGGCAAATTCGGTGCCTGAAATAGGTAATTTCACGGGTTTGAGCTGAAAGCCTTGCAAACTTAGCAAAAAACGCTAGGCTGTGCAAGGCCACCGCTAAAAATCATGGAGCTAGCACACCCGCTTTCGGTCCAGTTCACGGCCGAGCAACTCGCTTGGCTTGACTCCCGCCGCGTGGCTGGGCTGTCTCGTAGCGCAGTGCTAAGGCTTGTGGTAGAGGAAGCCATGCGCCTCCACCGCGACGGCATCCTGCCTGCAACCAAGCGATGACCATCCTCGACGCAGCACGCGGCAGGTGGCCAGACCTGCTGCAACAGCTTGCTGGCCTGACGCCCGACCAGCTCACTGACAAGCACCAGCCGTGCCCGCTTTGTGGTGGCAAAGATCGTTACCGCTTTGACGACCAAGACGGCTCGGGCTCGTGGTTCTGCAACAAGTGCGGCGGCAAGGCCGGCACCGGCGGAGCAGGCAGCGGCATGGACATGTTGATGCGTCGCATGGGTTGGAGTTTTGCCGAAGCAGCGCAGCGGGTTGAGCAGCATCTCGGCCTAGCCAAGCCAATACCAGCACCCCCTCTCAAGGGCTGGGATTCGCACTGGCGGTACACAGACACCTTTTATGTACTGCGCCGCAAT